ATATCCCGCTCCGGTTTGTCAACATTTATCTTTGCAGGGGGATATATTGGATCATAGCCGATCCAGTTTGTCAACATCTATCTTACATTTGACATATATTGGGTAAATGTGCTGTATATACCGCGTCTTTACCAGATGTTGCCCAGGTATTTAGTTGGACGCGGCGGTCTTGACTTCCGCGAGCTTCTCAGCGAGCCCCGCTGGATCATGTAACTTGATCAGCATCATCAGCTTACCCAGGCGCGGATCGGTTTCAAGGGGATGGTGCGACATCACCACCACTCGCGTCATCTTCATTTCCGGTTGCCCGCCACGCATCCCGGTGATGATGCCGCCCTCTTGCACCTCCACGATCCGACCGAAGATCAGTGGACGCTCCAGCTGTAGCGCGACCAGATCGCCTTCCTTCAACTCGTTGCCCATGATGTCTGCAATCATTTAAACCTCGCTGGAAATGCTGTTTGCTGGCGTTTCTAAAGGGGTAGGCTGCGGAGGCCAGGTATCCGGCTGGGGTTCCCCTGGGGGCCAGATCCGGTCGCGCACCATACCAAGATGGTGGTTGACTGACACCTCTTCCCGCGCCAGAGCAGCACGATACCTCTCGATCTCCTCTTCAGTGAATGCTTTGCGATTTTGGCGCTCCTCCAAAACCCTCATCCTTGTCGCTTGCACCAATGCTTCTTTCTCTGGATCTAGTCCCGCGATCACATCCGCAAAAATCATCAGGGCTTCGGACATCAGAAGCAGATCATCGGTTGTCCACCACATCACCTTGGGTGCTGATGGGGAATTTTCATCGCGCAGGCTTTTTCTCAGGCAGAGATAGAGATCGTATGGCTCGTATTTCCAGCGATCTAAGAATTCTTCCCTGGCTGCATCGAACACCGCTTTCTTTGCGGTTTTCATAAGCCAGCAAAGATACCAATCGGGCAACGAATTGATGGCTTCGCCATAAAATTTTCCGTAGGGCATCGTCGTCATGCTTCGTACACTCCCGTTTCGCGATAGACGCGGGCCTTTTCAGCCATTCTAGCCTCTCTGACGCGCTGCTTCTCGGCCTCACGCGCTTCATTTTCGCGCCTTCTGTTCTCCATGCCCTGTCGTATGCTTTCTGCTTCCGCTTCAGACATCTGCACATCGGCGTGGTACGGAAAGCTGGCAGGCCTGAAAGGTTCTTTTTTTCTATCCAGGGCCTTCTGTAGGCTCCAGATGATCCCTTGTTGCTCATGGCTTTCTTGCCGCAGACGTGAAATGGTGGCGTCCTGCTCTTTCATCACGTTCTTCTGCCGAGCGTACACAGAGTCAGCCGCCGCAGGCGGTGTATTGTTCTTTAACTCTCGAGGTGTTTCTCCATCATCTCTGAGGGGAGGGGCAGACGCATCACCGCATGGTCCGAACCCCACAAGTTTGATCAGGTTAGTCATGCATTGCTTGCCGACTCTTCGGATCTTGGTGATCAGGATGCCGAGCTTCTCGAGGAGCCGGTCCCAGCGCCGAATCGTGTTCATCGTCCTGACGCGCATGATCGCCGCCATCTCGCGCCGACAAACGTCGCGACGGCCCATCTGCCACAGCCTGGCGAGTTGAGCCAGGTAGCCATGCAGGCGATAGGGCACCCGTGCGGCGACAGCGGTGGGAAGGGGTATGAATCTGTATTCGAGTTTCTGGCGGCGGGGAAAAATCTTGTTGCGGTGGTTGACTGTTGAATTCAGACCTGATACGGTCGAAATCGTGCATGTTGCTGCATGCATAAAAGAATCCTGACTCCCTGCTGCACACAGGGTGTTGGGTTAATATCAGGGGCTGAAAACTTCCACGGTTTTCAGCCTCTTTCCGTTTTGTTTAAAAGCTTTGGAATCTACGCCCGATGGCGCGAGCCCTCATAGTCCATCTGACCTTTGTAACAGCCCGGTCAATCCGAACGTAAGGCGAAACTTCTCCCAACTGGTATCCAAGTTGGCACCCCTGTGCAAAACGCGTCCGAAACTTTTCCACATACCCGCCTCACTCTTCTGCGCTTACCCCTCGCCGGTTTTTGCACCGGGGCCTCGCTATCCACAGCCTCCTGTTCAAAAAATATTTCGCGAAGACTACTCTTGTCGCATCGATCTCCGTCCCCAGATCGCATTTTCCCGATGGAGGAAATCGACAATGAGCAGCATTGCAATCAACCGATCAGGCCCAGCGGCAGTACTCCCAGGCCTGCTGACTACTGCGCAGATCTTCACGCTCATCTCCAACCCGCTTCTTCCGGCGAACGTCTCTGCGCCCGGCAAGCTGGCGATTGAACAAAAAAAATTCCGAGTGCGGGGCGAAGGCAACGCAGTCGTCTCCATCAACACCACCACCGTCAAACCCTCGCTCTATGCAGGCCTGGTGATCCCGGCCAGCCCGCTCACAGCGGCCAACTGGACACTCATCGCAGCCGGTGCGGCGGTCGCCATCGCCACCACCACTCTGACTGCGCCCTGGTTCATCGAGGCGGATCTGATCTTCGATTCGATCGGCGGATTCATGCAAGGCACCTGGGACCAGCTGGTCAACAACGCATGGACCGCCGCCGCCGCCATTGGCGCTCAACTCAGCGGCATCAACGGCACCAACCAGAACGTCACCCAGCTCGCTGTCGCCGTCCCTCCTGCGGATCCGGTTATTTATTTCGCCGTTGGTCTGACTTTCAGCGCAGGCGCGGCTGGAAATTCCGGCAACCTCGCGAATTTTGAGTTAGGATTCTAGTCGATTCACATCTCCCAGCGTTCACGCCTCGTCCCCACGCTGCGGTATTGACGGGAGATATACATGGCAAAGACCCACGATAGCGTCCGCAAGGCTCTTGGAAAAGACAAAGGCAAACTCCACAGCCACAGCGTGAAATATACCCGCGCCGACAACGGTGGCCTTCATGCCCACGTCGAACGCCACACCTCATCCGGCCACCACCACGATGAGCACCATGTCCTGAACGGCCCCGACGAAGCTGCGGAGCACTTGCAGGAGCATCTTGGCGATCAGCCCGCTGCTGGACAATTAGCGCCAGCACAAGAGGTTCCTCCGCCCGAGGCCGCAGCGGGTGGCGCACCCCCCGATGGTGGCGCAGCTGGCGCTGGCGCACCCATGCCGGGCATGTGATGGGGGACGAAAACACCATTGACGTGGCGCGGATCCCCGAGGATTCCCGCTATCGCGATGCGCTTCGCTGGCGCATGCAGACGGACCTGTTTTTCCTGGCGAAGTACGTCCTGGGCTATACGAAGATCTCCGAGCTCTGGCACCGGCCTGTGTGCGACACGTTTGTGCAGAAGGATCCCACCAAGCCATTCGAGCAACAGAGTCCCGCGATCCGCCGCCGCATCTTTCTCCTTCCCCGCAAAACCTACAAGACCACGCTCAACATCGCCGACACGGTGCAGTGGATCCTCGACTTCCCTGACATTCCCATCATGGCGATGTGCGCGTCGAACTCCCCGGACTCGCCTCTCGCCGACGCCTTCGTGGCCGAGGTCGCCTCGCACTTTCTCTGTCCAGACGGAATGCCGAAGAAGCCCCTGCATCTCTGCTTTCCCGAGCATGTCCTGCTGAAGCCGCCCAAGGCTGGTGAATTCACCACCCCAGCCCGCACCAGGTTCAATCGCCACCCCACACTGAAAGGCGTGAGCATCGAGCAGTCGCTCTCTGGCTGGCACCCGTGGATCATCAAGAGCGAAGACGTGCAGGACAACCGCAATTCTCAAACCGCATTTTCTCTCCGCAAAACCCGCCAGAATTTTTACATCAACCTCAAGATGCTGGGCGAGGAAGGCCTGCTCGACATCACCGGCACCCGCTATGGGCCCATGGATCTCTACGGCGACATGATCGCCAAGGCTGGTGAGGAATCGATTGTCTTCTGGAAGCCTGCGTATATACGCAAGCCATACGCGATGAAGCTCGAGGACGACGAGCTCACCGAGGATGATGTGATCCTGCAATTCCCCGAGCAGATCAGCTGGGCGTTTCTGCGCGAAGAGAAAATTCTCGACGAGCCCAGCTTCTGGACGCAGTACATGAATGTCGCCGAAGGCAACTTCAAATCCACGTTCCCAATGGAGAGGTTGCAGGCGGCGAAGGTGAGTGAGGATGTGAACGAACACGACGGCAAAGTCTATGTGGCGTGGCGCATGGAGTATGCCGATTGCCAGAATGCAGCTGGTGCGGTGGGCATCGAGCGGGATGGCAGGATGACTATCGTGGATGTCGTCCGGGGCGTGTTCGCTCCCACCTCACTTGCCAAGCGGGTGGTCACGATGTGCAAGCGGTGGGACGCGCACCGCGTGGAGATCGAGGACACGCCGGGTGCGCAGTCGATGGCTCCGCACATTCGCAACGAGGCTATCGAGCAGGAGTGGCGCATCGATGTCGCCTGGGGAAACTTCTTGCAGGACGACACGGCGCGATCTCTCTCGATCAAGAGCGCCGAGCCGCATCTGCTCGCCGGTCGGCTGCTGTTCGCCGATGGCATCAGCAACGTGCAGGAGGTCTTCCGCCAGCTGCATCACTTCGGCCTGGTGGAGGAGTACGAGGTGGCGAGCGTGATCTCGCGCCTGGCGGCGAAGCTTCCGGCCTCCATCGCGGCCAAAGGTTTCGAGCCGTCCGAGGAGCAGGCCTTCTCGGAGTACGTTAACGAGGACGCCTACAACCGCGTCTACGGTCGCGGCAAATACAAGGAACCCGAGCCGCAGCCGGAACCCGAGCAGGAGTGGATGCCGATGCAGCACGAAGAACTCAGCGACTGGATGCCGGGGTTATCAGGATGAGAGAACCACAGATTCATCGAATGGAAGCGCAGCGGTGCCCGGCCTGCGGCTACATTCTCGACGCCCACGAGAATATCCACGGCACCGGAGCTCCCGAGCGCGGCGACTTCACCGTGTGCCTGGGATGCGCTGCCATCCTGTGCTACCGCGAGCAGATGCGATTGACCGAGGCCAGCCTGCTCGAGCTCGCCGACTTGCACCGCGACGATCCCAAGGGATTCACGCTGGTGCTGCGCCTGCAAGACAGCGTCAAGGAAATCAAGCTTTGGAACTGAGGCTGTGAATGGGAACACTACCGAACACCGTCAACGGCAGCGCGAACATCGAACGCGGCGACATCCAGCTGATGGGCCCGCTGCTCGATCCGAAGTACACCGATGACGCGGCGGTGCAGCTGACCATTCAGGATGCGCGGCGGGCGCGGGCCTGGCTCGATCAGAAGCAGTGGAACCTCTACTGGCGCGAGGCAGACGTGCTCTTCCAGTCGCCGCGCACCAACCAGTCCTTTGAAGGATCGACCGTGGCGCGGGCCAACATCTCGCGATTCCGGGTGGCGACCACCGTCAATTCCCTGGTGCCCGCGATGAAGGGAGGGATCTTCTATGAGACGCCCCCGTTCCTCATTCGCCCCCGGCCTGCTACATCGCAGAACACCGCCCGTGCGAAGACCACGCTCTATGGGGCGCAGCTGGATAAAGCTAAGTTTGAAGATGTTTCAGAGCGGTCGCTCGAATACATGACCAACTTCGGCACGGTGATCGTGAAAGCGGGCTGGGAAAAAACCACCAAGATCAAAAAGGTGAGGGCCCCGAAAGCCGAGCCGGTTCGCATCAAGGTGCCGCTGGGCGGCGAGATCGTGGCCCACACCAAGGAGTCCGATGAACTCATCGTCACAGACCAGGAAGTCACCACACAGAAGCTCACTCTCGAAATGTGCGAGCTTGGCTCCGTCCTGGTGGATCCTACCTGGAACGTCGCGAACTCGCTTCATGACAGCGCGAAATATGTCGTTCACGTCACGTTTCCGACGTTCAAGGATTTGGAGAATTTACGCGAGCAGAAGGTCTTTGACGAGGACGGCAAGCAAGTCGGCGGCTACGACATCCCCAGCGACGCGGAGCTCATCGAGTACTTCTTCGCGCACGAAGACAATGCCGCCGGTCAGGTGAGCCAGGTGATGGAGAACCTGGGCGGGCAGAACTACTCGATCCATCACGCGCAGTCGGAAGATGTGCCCGCCAGCGAGTCTCCTGTGGATCGCCCCATTCAGTGCCTCGAGCGCACCGATGAAACCTACGTTTATACCGTGCTCTGCCCTGACGGCAGTGATCGCGGCGTTCTCATTCGCAAGGAAGAGCACGGGTTTCCGTTCCTCAACTACTTCGCCGCGAATTTCTGGAACATTCCGAACGCCGGGTATGGCATCGGCTGCGGCCGTTTGAGTGGAAGCACCCAGCGGATTGAAAAAGGCCTGGTGGACGCTCTGCTCGACATTTTGAGCTATGCCTGCAATCCCATGTATGCCAGGGATCGCGGAGCCAACGCCCCCACGCAGCAGATTCGCAGCCGCCTAGGCGGCATTGTGGACGTCGATACGCGGGGCAACCAGAGTGTGCGCGACGTCTTCGGCATCATAGAGTCGCCCCAGATCCCGAAGGACGTGTTCTCGGTGCTGCAAGAGGCCGTCCAGAACGAGCAGTCCACGACCGGAGCGGACGAGGCCTTCACCCAGGGCTCATTGCCGGGCCGGGGAGGCAGCTCTGCCGCCCGCACAGCCACCGGGGCGGGTGGAATCATCGCCGCCAACGCCGGGCGCATCCAGGGGCCCGTAGGCCACTTTGTGAAGGGGATCCTGATCCCCGTGCTCACCCTGCTCGAGTGGTTTGTGAAAAACAAGATGTCGCCCAAGGAGATTCGCGACACCCTGGGCGACGAACTGGGCGATGCCTTCGACCTCGACATGGGGAATTTCTACCAGTCGGAGGATCGCTTTGAGTGCCTGGCCGGGGCACACCTGGCCGCGAAGAAGGCCATGGCGCAGGCCCTGCCCATGCTGATGCAAGTCCTCGAGAATCCGCAGATTATCCAGGCGCTGACCGCCATGGGCTACACCGTGGATGTACGCGAGCTACTCGCGATGTACATGGAGGTGACGGAGTGGAAGAACACCCGCGAGCTCATCCGGCCCATGACCCCGCAGGAGCGGCAGAACTTCATGCAGGCCAGCCAGGGCCCAGGGCCGAAAGCCGAGGCCCAGATCGCAGCCATCGGCGCACGGCACCAGGCCAAGACTGCGGAGATCGATCAGCAGCAGGAAGCCAAGCTGGCCCAGTCGCTGGTGGGCAAGGCCAACGACGAAGCGGCTCTCTGGGATGAAAGAAAGTGGGATCGCGACACCATCAACCAGAGCGTGTACGCGCCTGGCTAAAAAAAGAACCCCATCCAGACCGGGCCGGGTCTGGATGGGGTTTTCACTGCATGAGCCTCACGGTCAGGAAAGCTCAACCAAGATATTACCACCCGTCCCAGAAAAGGAGGAATGAATGTGCCACAACCAGAATCGCAGATGAGCCCCACCAACAAACTGCTTCAGCAGATCCTCGATGTGTCGAAGCAGAATCTGGCGGCTACCCAGGAACTTCTCACCGTCGCGCAGAGCAGCAACGACTACCTGAAACAAATCACCGGCCTGATCCAAGGCTTTGCGCATAACTACACCGTCACGGTCGAGCAAGTCGTCCTGACCAAACCTAAACCATCGCAGCCGCAGCAGCGTCGTTGATCGCCGCAAAATTTGAATTTTGAAGGAGAAGTCTATGTCTTTAGAACCCGGAGTTGGCGCAGCATTTCAAGCAACCCTGCTTGACAACGGTAACCCCATCGATCTTCCCGATAGCTCAAGCTGGTCGTGGAGCACAGACGATCCCACCGACGAGATTACCCAGGGCGGCGGGGACGGCAGCACGGTGAAAGTAGTCATTAGCGATCCGCCTGCCAGTGGCCGCACCACTGTTGACATCACGGCAACCACCACCGATCCTGCGGGCAACGAAGTTTCAGGATCAGTGACAGAAGACATTATCCCCGGCGTGGAGCACACCTACACCGTCAACGTCAGTCAGATTTTCGCGAGCCCGAGACGGCGCTAGTTATGCACATTGAACTGAACGAGGAGGAATTCGCGCAGCTGCTGTTCACGCTGGGCTGCGCTCTTGGCAGCGCCACGGTGCAGCAGGACAAGCAGCAGATGCTTGCCGTGCTGCGCCTGGCGAACGCCATCAACCGGCACAACCCGAACTGGACGAACTACGAGGTTCCCAATGAACACGTCAACGTCACGGGATGCGGATCCTCCGTTTGATGAAACGCTCACACGGGAGTACTGGAAGAAGAAGTTCAACCTGACCGAAACACAGGCGAAGCACCTGAAGGCCCCGCTGATCCAGCAGTTAATCAAGTGCAAGGACGACGAAGCGCGGCGGATCCTGATGAAAGCCAGAATGCAAGCGACGAAGGGAAACAAATGGACGTCAAAGTCAGAAGCGCGAGAACGCTGAAGGTCACCGATGAGCGGATCTCGGACGAGGAGAGGGCCAACCTGGCCCAGCTCTACATGGATCCGCGCTATGTTGCCCTGGTAAATGTCATGGAAAGATCGTGTATAGCCCTGGACACCTGTTTCATCAACGCATCGGTCGCCCAGCCGGAGGAAATCCTGGGGGCGCATGCGGTTTCAAAAGCCGCATGGCTTTTCTTTACTTACGTCCAAAAACAAGTGTTAAATTGCTACACAATGCAACCCGGCGAAGAGGAAGAAGTCCCGCCTCCGAGCCTCAACGATGTTCTCCAGGGAGTTGGATAGCGTATGTCCAAGCAGTGGGTTGAATTAGGCGGCGGTCGGCACAAGTTGACGATCATCGACGACGAGAATCCCGATGCGGTCCCCAGCGTCTACCGGGGCACCAAGGAAGAGATCGCCGACATGCTGGCCGACTCCCAGTACAATGCCAACCGGCGGATCGCCGAGCTCAAAGGCAAGCCGGTTCACTTCGGTCCCGTCTCTGGGGATCCGAAACCCCTCTCCCCCAATGAACGCATGCAAACGGTGGCCGACCTCCAAGATCCGGCCACCGTCGATCAGGCTTTCTCGCGGCTGCACGAAGCCGCGACCGGCGAAAGTGTCGAAGAGCAGCGGGCCCGCCGCCAGCGCGAGGATCAGGAAAATTTCAATCGCGTGGCGGTAGACGCCGCTGTGACGTTCGCCAACGCTACACCCGAGTATGCTCAGACCCCGCACAACGCGAATACCGTCGTCGCCTACATTCGGACGCATGGTATGGATCTGAGCAAAGTCGAAAGTTATCAGCAGGCCTTCGAAGCCCTGTCGGCAGCAAAACTGTTGCAGACCCAGGCACCGGGGCCCGACAACGAAACCGAGGAAGAGGAGGAAGCAACGGTTGAGCGGAATGCTCCCCCGCCCAAAGCGCCTCCGAAGCCACCAGCCAGGATCTCGACCGGCATCCAGTCGCGTGACGTTTCTGGAACGCCGCCGAGGCCTACTACGAGGCTCAGATATTCGCGGGAGCAACTGGATCAGATGTCGCCGCAGCAGTACAAACAACTCCTGCTCACAGATCGCCAGGAGCTCGAGAGGTGTGAGACGTACTATGCCAAACATCCAACCCAGAAAGGCCAGCTAGCTTCCGCGTGATCGAGCCCCGAGAGGGGAGCAGCGCGTCATGCCGGGTTACTCACCAGCATCAAACCTGACGAGTAATCTGACCCAGTCCCAGGTCAATTACTACGACAAAAACTTCATCCAGAATCTCAAAGCTGAGACACCGCACTATCGGTGTGTCGAGCGCAGGCCTCTGCCTGAAAATTCTGGAAACACCCTCAATTTATTCGAATATGTCCCCTTCGGCCCGGATCTCTCTCAGGCCCCGGAAGGAACCGTCGAGAGCGGCGAGACACTCACCGTTCTGAACGACAAGATCGTAATCGGCAACTTCGCAGATTACATCTCGTATAGTCGCTTCAGCCTTCAGCTGGCTATCGATCCGGCGCTCGAAAACGGATCGAAGGAACTGGCCTACCAGTGTGCATTGACGGTCGCGAACCTGATCAAGAACACCACCGATGCCCTGGTCAACGTGGATTCGAGCGTCTCCCAACCGAACGCTTACAACGTCCCGTTCAGCAAGACCAACATCACCAGTGCCGTCGCTTCGCTGCGCCAACGCAATGTGAAGCCGATGGAAGGTGGAAACTTCTGCGGGCTAATCTGTGGTTTTTGTTGGGGCGATGCTCTTAACGATGCTTCGAACAATGGAATCACGGATGTTTTGAAACGCAGCGTCGAGGGCACCGAGATCCTCAAGGAGCTCCCTGGCGGCAAGGGCGAGTACGTCATGGCGATGGAGTGGAGCGGTGTGAAATTTTATGAAACCACCATCGTCAACCAAATCCCGAACTACCTGTCCCATGCCGGTGTCACCGCGTTCCGAACCTATATCTACGGGGAAAATGCGGTTATCACGATCTCCATGGGCGCGAAGGAAAACACCAATCTAGGCGACGGGGACTGGCGCAACCTGAAGGTCATCGTGAAGCGGTACGACGATGCCAGCGTCAGTGATCCGGCCATGATGATTGGCGGGTCAGCCGCTTACAACTTTAACTTTGCCACCGGCGTCGTCCCCGACACCACAGGCCGCGCCCGCTATATCGACGCGCCCACATTGATCACCTAAACACTGGGTATATTCCCGGTGTATACGCGCCGGTGTATCGCATTGCGAACGCCGGCGCTCACATTACGGTACGAGGTCAATATGCCAAAAACATCTGTGAGCGAAGCCGAGGAAGTCGAGCTCGAATTCAAGCGTCTGCAAATCGAAATGATGCGCGGGCAGATCGATGACGTGAACAACAAAAAGCTGCGCAGCGCCGAGCAGCGGGAACGCGCCCAGATCGAGTTCAAGAAAGGCCAGGCGATCATCGCGCACAAGCAGCGAACGTGCCAGCACCGCAAGGGCGGGCGCGACAATCGCTTCGCCAAAGGGAACGACCAGAACTATAGCGTCATAACCAATACCTACCCTTGCGGAGAAGTGTGCATCTCCTGTACGCGTTGCAGCAAGGAAGTGTGGCGACCGGATCGCAAGTTGAAGAAGACGGATCCCGAGCTCTACGCCACGATGATGGCCGAATTCAAGAAGTGGTCGGACTATCCGACCGACAACACGCCATCGGGTTCGAAGATCTTCGAGCTCGCGTCGTAAAGGAGGTCTGCTATGGCCTTGGTTCCAGCGCCAACGGGCACCACAACCAACAAGCTCATCGTGTACCCGCCGGGCAGTGTGACTGCTCCTGCGAGCGGATTCGCATCCGCTACGGGTTACCAGAACATTTCAAGCAAAACCAACAACCATCAGGTGCCGCAATGAAGAAAACGAATCCGAAACCCAATCCGAAGCACACGCCGCCGCCGCCAAGGAGGATGCCCGTGCATCAGGCCGACGCAAGCACCACCACCCAGCAACGCGAACAGCAGACTGACCACACTGCGAAGGACGCCGCCACCATTCCGCCGAAGCATTACACGGGCGGCACCATCAAGGACGGCAAGTCATTCCTCGAGGGCCGCGATGCTCCCAAGCCCAACCAGCTGCAAGAGGGCAACCAGGAGCAGTTCGACAATCCTGGTGGCACACCGAAAGAAGATCTGCCCCCGGCACCCGCAGGCATGAAGCCGAACGATCTGATCAACCTTCCGCCGGGCAGCGTGAACGCGCCATCGAGCTTCCCTGGCGGTACGCCACCGACCGACGTGGTGGTGCCCGAGCCGGACGAGCCGCCAGTCAAGACCGAAGAAGACCTGTAAGGAGTGCCCATGGGAAGCAGTACCACGTCCTTGCAGTCCGTCGTTGACTACATCTGTTCCCTCGGTGAAATGGCCCCGGTCATTCCGGCTGCGGGATTCGGGATCAACACTGCGCTCACCATGGGGACCGATGTCATGAACGACTTAATCTCGCAGCGGTTCAACTGGAAATGGAACCGCTGCAAGATTCCTCCGTACTACACGATTTCGTGGCAGCAGGACTACGCGCAGCTGGCGAGCTGGTTCCCTGCGCCCATCGGCTGGCTCGAGGGAGCGTACTGGGTAGACATCAACAACACCGCCCTTCCCAAGCCCACCAGTGGAATCGAAGTGGTGCGCGATCTGCCCGCCACTTCGATCTCGGGCAACCCGCCAGGCAAGATTACCTGGCACTACAACGATCAGCTTCTCCAGGGCACCTGGCCTGGCGCAAATGTGAAGTTCACCAACCCCCTGGGCGCACCCATCACGCCCAAAAATCCCATCACCAACATCCTCGACTCGAATGGAAACATTTTGGTGCTGACCACTTTTGGCACCACGGGGCCCACGCCACCCTCACTTGCCGCGAATTCACCCGAAGGCACGACAGTGAACGACGGAAGCTGTGTATGGAGTGTGGCCGGGCCACGGTCACAGGGCTTCCGCCTTCTTCCCATGCCGCCGCAGCAGGCGGTGTGCTACCAGGTCAATCTGATCGCGCAGAAGATGGCACCGCCGCCCTTCACGTCGATGCAGCAGACGCTCGATCCCATTCCTGACGACTACGCCAACCACTTCCGAACGGGGTTCTCGGTCTACTGCTATAAGCTCGCCCCGAATCCGCAACTCAGAGGAATGTTTCCCACCATGCACCAAAGCTGGCTCGCAGCCATCGAGGCCTCGATGAAGCAGGGAGATCGGGAAACCGACAACGCTGGCTTTATACCGGATCGCAGCGTGGTTTCCCCTCAGGGCGGCGTCGATATCGGTCCCGCGAACCCATATCTCTACAACGTATGGCCGGGACGTTGATCGGGTATATACGGAGGATTCACCCATGTCTCCATTGAAAAAGGGCAAGTCCAGAAAAACCGTGAGTTCGAACATCAAGGAATTTCGCAAAGGCAAGACGTTCGCGAGGACCAAGAAGAAGTACGGCGCGAAGAAAGCCGCCAAACAGGCAGTGGCAGTTGCGCTAGCGACGAAGCGGAAGAGCAGGTAAGGCATACCGCTCGAGGTAGGCGATTGCTGCCTTCAGGAGTTTAGGATCATCGCGAAATCCGCCAAGGGACGTTGTTTCTTGAAGGTTTTGTGGGGCATGGAGAAAGGAGCGCACATTGGCTAGCACTTTGACAATTCAAAATACAGTCAATTGGACCCTCCCGTTCCTCGAAATGCAACCCGTTGAGATCGTGGGAATGGAGCCTGCGCTCTCTTCCGCGCAGCTGGTGCTCTCGACGCTGCTGGGCCCGCCGCTGGTGTGGCCCTGGAACCGTTCGATTCTGGCTTTTGCGAGCGGCACCAATCAGGACTACCAGGCGCTGGGCCTGAACGATTGGGGTTTTCTCGAGGGCGGGACTGTGCAGCCCGTATCGGGCGGCAAGAGCATGGAGCTCCAGGTCAAGCTGGTGCTCCATTCCGACCAGAGCAATGCCCGTCCCTACTACTGCGGCCCGCTGCTCGATGACGGCGCGGGCAACATCACCTTCCGCCTGAATCCCTCGCCGGATCAGAACTACAACGTGAAGCTGATCTATCAACGCAAGACACCGCGCATTCAGTCGCTCGCGTATACCTGGGCTCCTGTTCCCGATGACCTGGCCTACATCCCCATGTGGGGTTTCCTGGCGATGATGTCGCTGATCGGAAACGATGCGCGATTCAACGAGTACAACCAGAAGTTCGTCACAGCGGTGCTCTCGGCCCAGGGCGGTCTGACGGATCTCGAGCGGAATATCTTCATCGGCAACTGGATGCGAGTGGCCTCGCAGATCACGTCCACGCAGATGGCGACCCAGGAACGTTTCAGGGCGAGGGAGCAGTGAAATGGGATCCGCTCTCCAGGCCGCAGGCGCACAGATCCAGCCGACATCAGCTGCGCCTCTGCATACCAATGAGTTCTTCACCGGACTCTGGACGCAGGCCTCGCCCTTCGGGCCAGGCGCAGTTCCCTATCTTCAGTCCAAGTACTACTCGGGATCACGTTACGACCGGCTGATCGGCGGCATCAATCTCGAGGTCACGCCCAGACTCACGCTGGCGCGGCGACCTGGCAACTCGGTCTACAATCCCGGTCCCTTCCCTCCCATCAACCGCTTCTATCCCTTTCGCGTTTTCGGCCCGCAGGGAGAGGCGATCCGGCTGATGGCTAGCTGCAATCCGGCGACCGGCGGAACCCAGGGCACGGTGCGCGAAGTCTCCGCGCCTGCGGTGAACAAGATTCTCCAGATCAAGGATCCCGCTGCCGGTCGCACCAGCTTTGTGGGCGTGGGCAACGAGTTGTTCTGGGGCGATGGTGTCACCACCAGGAAGTGGCTGGTGTCGAAGCAGGCCTGGGCGGCGGCGACCGCATTTGCTGCGGGCGCTTTCATCATCGATTCAAACGGCAACATTCAGGAGAGCGTGGGTGCGCAGACTGCGAAGATCACGAACATCCAGATCGATCTCATTCACTTGCCTGGCGGCACCAACGGGCGTAAGGTCACGCTCTTCTTCGCTCCTTCGACGCCGCTCGATATTCCCGCCAACATCAGTCTGAATCTCGCGGGCCTCACCACGATCCCGGCGCTCAACGGGCCGACGACTTACACGGTGTCGCCTCAGAGCAGTGTGCAGGCATCGTTTGTTATCGCGGGCTTCGGCCTGCCGCCGGTCACAGCCTACAGCCCAGAAACCGGCACCGCAGACACCGGCACCGGCATCACCGGATCGGCGCAGCCTGTATGGCAGACCAAT